CATCATCACCGCACTCAGACTCAATGCACTTGTCTTGTGTTGTTCTGCCCATTTTATCATGGTGTTGTCAATTTTTCTTGACAAGTCAATTAAGTCATCATCAGTCATTTAATCACCTGCTCCGCATCCATACATCAGTTCAAAATTAGTCATTCAAGCACCATAGTATTTCGAAAGAACATCATTTGCTTCATCAAAACTGTCCAGCTTCGCTTCAATCTCAAGCATCTCTGCCTTCAACTTCAACTCACGAGAGTAAGCATCGAGCAACTCTTGGGCGTAAACTCTGTCGTCTTCATCAGACTGTTGCCAGAATGCTTCGAAGTCATCGCCTTTGGTGTTCAACAGAAACTCCAAATTCTCGCGATCCCAGTCGCTAGTGATAAACCCTTTGAATCCTGACTGTATCATACTGTTTCCTTGAAAATGTTAGACCATGTCAACAACTTATTCAGTTTCTCATTCTTCGCTGTCATTACAGCTGACTCACGGACAATTCCGTTGTCAATGAGCAAGTCAATCATACACATCAAATCGCCAACTTCTTCTTCAAGGTGTTCGCGATTGGTCAAACCCTTATACTTGTCTTTGGTTCCAAACCGAAAGATTTTGCTAATTGCCTGAGTTACCTCGGCACATTCTTCCTGCGTAATCAACAGGATTTCTTTTTGAACTTCAGACATCTCACTCATCATAACCATACACTCCATAATCTTCATCAGTACCCAGCCCAGCACTTGCCATGGCTGAATCAAAATCACCATCCATGCTGTCGTCGTAGAGATCGCCTACTTCTTCAGCTTCGAGGGCATCGTAAACCATTTCTAATGGTATCGCCAGAATTCCTGCAATAGAGATAGGTTTCAAACCTTCATCTGCCAACTCAAGAATTTGCGCATTCAAATCTGCCATAACACTCATACTGGCTCCTCAATTTTTACTAAACTTCCAATTTTCTCATCCCAGCGTTGCTGAACAATTTCGTTCACCCACTCAACTGGACAACCCAAATCATCGGCAATTTCTTGACAAGATTTATAGTTGTGTGGACCACGAAAAGTTTCTAAAGCGTAGTGGATGTTTTCCCACAAATCTTTCATTTGACCCATTTTTTCAGTTCCTTTTCAATCATCATAAGATAATTATACCTGATTTCTGAATTAATGTAAAGCGAAATGTTAAAAACCCTACACTTTGTAGGGTTTTGGGGTTAAAACCAAAGACTTACCTACTTTTTGGTTGGTTTTTCAACCTTTGGAATGAACCCATTGTCCTCAGCCCACTTCTTTGTGAGTTTTGGATAGAGTTTGTTGAGTTTCTGATCTTTGATTGCAATGAGCATCTTGGCTTCGTCAGCATGGATACCTTCCATGAGACCAACAAACATCTGCTCTCGTTGAAGTTGCTTCAAGTCAGCACGACAAAACACATAGAAGCGACGCAACTCTGTGTATAGGTTTGTCGGTGTCATACCCAATGGCTCAGCTGAAGTTTTGTATGGTGGTTCACCATCAGGCAACAACCACTTCTTCTCAGGTAGGTATGCGTACTCAAAAATAATTTTGAGTGCTGGGAAACGATCCTTGAACTTGTCAAGATTCTTTGGGTCTGCGTTCATCGCAGTCAAAATTTCTGTGATTGGCTGTGCCATATTAAAACTCCTCTATTTCGTCAAGTAACAACCGACATCTGTTGGCAATGAGATAATTCATAATTGCCATCTTGTCGCCTTTGGGTTTAATACTTAGGTAAGTATCAAGGATCACTTTCTTGATGTCATCAGGAATGTAGTCAAAGTTTACCAAAATCTGGTTGCGTTGCCAGTTGCGTTTCTCTTCATCATTACGACAGGCATGAATACCATTAACCAAGAAATCGGTCAATCGTTTCGATGACACTGGTGTTTGTCTGTCGCCAACAACGAAACAGTCATCCTTACTCAGAATATTTGGGATACCATCGCCAGAGTCACCTTTAACAATGTGAGTTATATAGTTCTCATGGATCTCAGACTTCTTAGCAGTAATCATCTTACGCAAGAGAGGGCTGTACTGTTTAACATTGTCAAACTTATGTAACTGTTTAAAGTCTTTGTCGCTTGAAACGATCATCACATTTTCATTGAACCCAAACTCTTGAGTCTGTTGTGTCAGAACCGCAATGATATCATCAGCTTCGCACTGGTCAAGGTGCATAACTTTGTAAGGGAAGAACTCAATCAGTTCCTCACGGATCTTACTCAGCGTGTCGAAAATCATGCCCCAATCGAGATCGGATGCGTCGCGATGTTTCTTGCGACTTGCCTTGTAGTGTTCGAAATACTGACGACGCCAGTAGTTGCGACCATCACAAGCAATGACAATATCACCATAGTCTTTACCATACTTTTTCTTGTATGATTTGATAGTCGATAGAGTCGCATGACGAATCAAGTCAGTTGTTTGTTTAGCATCGCCTGACATCAGTTCCTTCTTGAAGGATAGGATGTTAGCAAGGGAAACCTGCGAATAGTCAATTAGAATCATTTAGAACACTCCGTAATCCTACATTCAACAAATAGTCCCTTTACTCCACATACTGATACTGTAGAATACACCCAACCCACTGGGATTACGACCACACAAATAAACATAAGAAGCAAATATACAGTTGGCCAAAAATTTCTCATTAAAATACTTTCAACAGGATACATTCTTCATTCACACGACCATTAACAGCAGCCTGTTTAGTGGTCAACGCTTTAAAAGCAGCAGACAGTGGACGCTTGCCCATCGCAGCATAATCTTTTACCAACTCTGGCTTACGCAAGGTCTTGCTACCAGAAGTTGTTACTTCATAACCAATAATGGTAGTACCCTTAACACTCAAACCCTTCGCATCGTTGGCACGATAGACCTGAAGTTTCTTGTACTTGGTATTATACACCCACAGTTCTTGGCTGTTGATGATAGTCGTCGCAAGCACAGACTTAATACCCAACTCAGGAAATTCCTTCATGAACTTCATCTTCTCAACCAACTTACCAGCTGGCTTCTCTTTACGCAGACGAGGAGCACGAGTTGCTTTGGCAACCTGAACCTGTAGACCACACGCTTCACCGATAGACTTATACAAAGCAAGCATGTTCTTGATCTTTGTTTTCTTCAGGTGACTATAACCTTCGTTGAGTTGTTCGTCATTACCTTCAAGCACTTCTTCCAACTCGGCAATAGTTTTGTCAAACAGAGGTGCGATAAGTTTCGCAACAGGTCCACTGATTTGATAGTGTTTCAATTCTTTGGCAGCATCGAACTTCTTATCCTCAAGGACAAAGTCGTCAATCATACCTTCAAATTCACCAGCCATCTCGCGAGCTTTTTCCATCATGCGCTCTTGAATAGAGATGACATTGCTTGCTGCTTTCTCAGCCTTTTCTTCATCAGACACAACAACCACTGCTGGTGCAACTGTGTCAGTCAATTTCTTGATGGCATTGGCAAGGTATAATTCCTCTTTCTCTTCCAACTCTGAACCACCATCTTTAAGACGAGCAAGGATACCAGCGTGACGGAAAAGTTTCTCGTCAAGTTTGTTCAACTGAACTGCCAGTTTCTTGTCTGTCTTTGCTACATAACTTAGTAGCCATTTCTTTTTATCTTTGTCATCATGACTTGAGTTGTAAAAATTCAAAGCAATAATGAGATCACGCTTGTATGATTCAGGTCGGAGTTGTTGCTCCGACCCTTTCGCCATGCGTTCTGCTTTGGCAATAATCTCGTTTCGTTTAGCTGTTGTAGCCATAGGGTATTCTCCTCAGTTAAGTATTAATTATACCCTATTTACGAATAAATGTCAAGCATTATTTTTTCGAGCTGAAACTGAGTCCCTGCCCCGAAACTACAGCTGTCAGCAAGAATGCTGCCATCCAAGTCTCAACAGTTGTTGGGATAGCCAAAACAGGAAACAAGGTGTTCAATGCCCAAATAGTTGCGAGTGGACCGCAAATTACAACCAGCAGTACGACTGCCAACACAAACAAAATCTTAGCCATTGTTGTTCTCCTGAACAATTGTTTCATACAAATCTTCGAACTCTTCATGCTCAGCAACTTCCTGAGTGTAGTTCTGCTTATGATATACCTTTGCCATACGAGCAAGGGTTTTCTTTGGAAGTAAAAACTTCTCTGACATATCCTTGATTGTTTCGCGAATCAAGTCACGCTCTGCTTCAATGCGAGTCATAGACCCACTAATCTCAGCAAGCATTTTCTTAATCTTCAGACGATCTTCTGGACTGGATACTGTTTGTGTCATACTGTGCCCCATTCAATGCGAGTAATATTGCTGGTGTTAAAAGAACGCCATTCTTGTTTTTCCAAGTCAAACGCAGCAACTGCATCGCCTGTTGGAGTTGAGCCAGTGCCCTTTGGTTGCTTGTCAGAAGGAATCAAGTCAGATTGTTTAGTGCACTTCATAACACGACTGGTGCCATCTTTCTTAGTGAAGGTTACGGTAATAGTACTCTCACTCAGATAACCACGCAGAAACTCTGCGAACTCTGGTTCTTTCATAATTGC